GGGGTTCTTCTAAAATAGATAGAGGTTGTCCTACATGTGTTAGTGATATGATGAAGTCACTTTGTGAAGCATGGTATAATAGCTTAACAGAGTTTAAAGCAGTGCCAATTCAAAGAGATTTAGAAGACCAAATCGCAGAAGAAACTGGTTTAGGTTTTAAAGACCATCCTGAAATGACAGAAGAGGATATTGCAGCGCACGAATTGGAACAGCTTAACTCTATGTCATGGGGAGACTTTAAAAGGTATTGCACTGGTTTAGGCATTAAGGTTAAAGGAAAGACTAAGAAACAACTACTAAAAGAGCTAGGGTTAAATGATTAAGGAGTTTGAGATAAATGAGTGGTCTAAAGACTTTAAAGTTAAAGACCCTAAAACTTATGCTAAGGATAGAGCAAAGGAATTAAAGAATATGACTAAATCCAATGTTAAGTTAGATTCAGATACTCACGCAATACCTAGAAGAGTTAAAGTAAAATCTATTTCTAACCCGACATTAGAATGGGATGAGGAGCATAACGAGTGGTTCTTTAATTGCATCTGTAAAGTAAAGGTTTATGAATGAAACAATGATAAGAGAATCAGGTATTACTTATGCTATGTTTTTATATAAGTATCAAATAGGAACTATACACACCTACGAAGGTGTTAGACGACAGATATTAGATATTATAGAATCTAGTGAGAAAGATGGAATTTGCACAATGTACGTGAAGTGTTTAGAACTTGAATAAGCCCGAACCATACGAACTAGAGCCAGCGGAATGGTTTATGAGTGGTAATACGTTTTACTTAATATATTTGAATTAGATTATGGCACAAGAGGGTAGAGATGAGAAAGGGTTATTCATTAAGGGTAATCTTTTTTCTATTGGTAACAACGGAGGAAAACCACCTAAATATAACGACCCTGTTATAATGGAGAATAAGATAGCAGAGTATTTAGAGTGGGAAGACCAATGGAAGGCTAAAGGTGCTAAAGGAGATGGTAAAGGAGTTTACACATTAGAAGGTTGTGCTCTTTATTTAGGGTTTGCAAGCGTTCAAAGTATGTATGATTACGAGAAGAGAAGTTCGGAGTTTTCTTATATCATTAATAGATTCAGATTATTTATGGCACATTGGAACGTTCAAAAGATATATTGGGGAGGTACTACGGCAGGTGCACAGTACTGGCTTAACAATAAAGCAGACTATTCAAACGAGCAGACAATTAATAATAATAATGTTATCACAGAGGTTAAGGTAGAAGTAGATAAAAACAGTCCCCCATTAGAAGACAAGGAGTAATTTGTTTAAAGCATCTACACTATACGAAGCAAACTTAAACGCTAAAGAAGACCTTATAATTAACCAAGGTGGTACAAGTAGCGGAAAGACCTATTCAATTATGCAGGTTCTTTTTACTATTGCTATAAGTCAAGAATCAGTTAATATCTTAGTAGTAGGTCAATCAATACCCAATTTAAAGGTGGGTGCTATGACAGATGCACAAACTATTATAGATTCTTCTGAAGAGTTACAAGCTTGTATAGTTAACTTCAATAAGACAGATAGACTTTATACATTCAAGTCTGGCTCTCAATTACAATTCAAATCCTTCAATGACTTTCAAGATGCTAAATCAGGTAAGAGAGACTACACCTTTTTCAATGAGATAAACGGTATACCTAAACCTATCTTTGATGAGGTGCACATGAGAACTAGGTTAAAGACGTGGGTAGATTATAATCCGAATGAAGAGTTTTATATCCACGAATACATAGGTCAAAAGAATGTTAAATTCATTAGGTCCTGGCATGAGCACAACCCTTTCCTATCTTCTAAGATTAGGGATAAGATTGAAAGCTTAAAAGATGTAGATATAGAACTTTGGAACGTTTACGCAAGAGGTAAGACAGGAAAGATAGAGGGTTTAATCTTTAGGGATTGGAAAGAAGCGAGTGAAATTCCACAAGGTGCTGAATATATCGGTTCGTCAATCGATTTTGGATTCACGAACGACCCGACAGCGAGTGCAGATATTTGGATGAGCGATGGCGAACTATGGATAGAAGAAAAACTATACAGAACAGGATTAACAAATCAAGACATCTATAAATTACTAGACGATAGTAATAAGTATGTAGCGGATTCAGCAGAACCAAAATCTATTGAAGAACTAAGGAGAATGGGGATGAGAGTAGAACCAGCGTTAAAAGGTAAGGATTCAGTTAACACAGGTATAGATATTCTAAAGAGATACAGATTAAATCTGATAGGTTCAAACCTAGTCAAAGAGTTTAAGTCTTATAAATGGAAAACAGACAGGTTAACAAACAAGCCGATTAACGAACCTGTAGACTTTATGAATCACTTGATAGATGGAATTAGATATGTAGCTTTAAATAAGCTTAAAACAAATAGTAGGGGAAAATATACATTCCTGTAAACAGAATTAAAATCAAATGTTTTTATAATATGGAAGTACCAAAGTCATGGAATAAAGTAACCTTAGAAAGATTCGTTCATTATACAGAGTATTTGAATGAGAAGCCTGAGGATTTAAAAGGTAAGATTGAACTGTTAAAGAAAAAGACGTGCGCCATATTAGGATGCACTATTGAAGAAGCTGGAAAGTTAGACGGTAAAGCATCAACTAAGTTTGCGAAGTTATTATCTAAGCCATTGCCTAGTAGGTTAATGTTGCAATTCAAACACAAAGGTATTACATATAAGCCTTATATAAGGGTAGAAGATCAGAGAGCACCTTACAAGGTAATAGATAAAGCAAATGATTTAAGAATAGACACGCAAGGGTTTAACGGTGGTAAATATTCAGCATTTAAGAATGTTGCTAAAAGAGGTCATCAAGAAGAAGGACTCAATAGAAATTTACATCAATTACTTTATTTAGTTTGTGAGCCAGTTAAACTAGGTTTTAAGAAGTCTTTCCCGTTCTTTGGATATGTACCGTATGAGCCATCAATTGATGAGGTTAAACGCTCTATAAATGATTTTAAGGAATTACCTATGGAAGTGGCTAATCCTTTATGCGTTTTTTTTTTGAGAGTCTCAAAGGAATTGAACAACCTGTTAAGCGATTATTCAGTGGAGGAACTGAAGAAGATGACCAAACAGATGCAGGATATGTCAGCGACTTTAAAGAGCGATACGGATGGAATGTAATAATAGACACACTAGCACAAGGCGACCCGACCAAATGGAAGGAATTTGAACAAATGGACTGCCAAGTGTTTTTACAAGTGTGCCTATTCTACCACGATAAGAATGTAGATATAAAAGAACAACAAGCGTTAAATGGGTTTTCTAGATGATGAAATAACAGACGAACCGAGCAGAACAAGCTTAACAGGTGTATTACATCTATTCGGTAAAGAACTACAAGAACGTTTAGTTAATTCATTAGCAGGTGAAGGACTTGTAGATAGTAACCTAGCGCAGTCAATTAGGTACACGGTAACACCAACGGGTGAAGGTGGATTTAGGTTTGAATTGTTGTTTGATGACTACGGTAACTATTTAGATGAAGGTGTACAAGGTAAAGGAGGTAGAAAAGCAAGCGGTGGAAGTTGGAGAAATAAAGGTGCAGGTTCTAGGTTTAAGTTTAATACTAAAAAACCACCGTTAAGAAGTAAGGACGGCGACCCAACAAAGAGTTTAGAGGTATGGGCAAATACGAGAGGGATTAATAAGTGGGCAGTACAGGAAAGCATCTTTAGACAAGGTATAAAAGCAAATCACTGGTTTAGTGATGTTATAGATAGTGGTATTGTAAATGAATTAACAGAAGCTTTAGAACAGCACGGAGTGAAACAAATAGAATTAGATATAGTAAAGGAATTAAAAGGTATTTTAAATGGCGAGTAATATAACAGTAAAAACACAACCACCTGATTACAGCCCTGTCTATAATCCTGTTAATATTTGTGTTTACGAATCAGATGCAGCAAGTAGAGCGGAAACAAATTATAAGTATATTATAACGGTTACAACAGAGGGGGGAGATTCTGATAAATGGTATGTACCACTATCACCATCTTCAACTTTATTCTATGGTTGGGTGGATATTTCTAGGATGCTAGAGAAGTTTATTATCCAAACACTAGAACCCGTTGCGCAGGATACTGGCTTTGTAGCCGCACAAGAAGTAGGGGTTATTAAATACTCTATATCTATTCTAAGCGGTTGGGATGTTGCAGGCGTATTCACAGAAGACCCTGATGGAGTTGGTGCAGTAACAGTAAGTGACCTTTATACATGGGGAGCTTCTTTTGAGCATCATGACTGGATAGATCAACAAAACGAAACAACACCATTCAATACTTGGCTATGTAATATAACAAACGGTTCAAGTGCTTTATTCTTATCAGATAATCCTTACTTTGAAACTAGGCTAACAGATTTAGGTCGAACTAATGTCTTAACAGACACACCAGCAGATATAGATTTTCTTAATTTAAGGGTGTACGATTCTGCTGGTGGTGCATTAGGTGCTTATGTTATATCAAACCCATTAGGCGGAACGCCAACAGTAAACAGACTTTTAAGTATTGCTACGGCAGCAGGGTCAATTAATAATATAAACAACTCTTATATCTCAGGAGGAACACAGCCGTTAATCGGAAGTGATGCAGCTTATTATACTTTACAGTTAGATAAGACAGGTGCAGGCGGTACAAGTTCTGAACTGTTAACGGTTTATTTAGAATCAGATTGTAGATATGAAGTTTATAGGTTACACTTCTTAAACAAGTTAGGTTCGTTTGACTACTTTAATTTTAAGTCAAGGAAT